GAGTGGTGAGCGCGTCGGTTTACTTCGCTCGATGCCAACCAATATGGCTGCATGGTCAGAATACGAGCGTGTTTATCGTGATGCCATTCGCACGCGTGATTACAAGCGTATCAACGAATACTACATCGCTCATCGAGCTGTACTTGATGAAGGTGCTATTCCATTCTGGGATTCATGCTACGATCCGCGCATTGAGGTGTCTGCAATCCAACACGCAATGCATCTGTACTTCCAAGACCGCAATGCGTTTTACTCTGAATACCAAAACGAACCGGCAGCCAATACGGTAGCTGATGATTCCATTGCAATTTCTCAAGAATCAGTTGCATCAGCTATCGGTGATTTCTCGATCGCACCATCGGAGCGAGTTGGTATCTACGTTGACGTTCAAGAGCGAATACTTTACTACGCAGTCGTTTCGCGCAATAATGATCGCGTTCGTGCAGCATTTTCGACTTGGCCCGAACAGCACTCCAACTATTATTCCGCGTCACGTCCCGCGTTATCGCTGGAAGGTTTTTACCGCATCGCAGCACCACAATCCATCGAGCGAGGTTTACACGATTTACTTGCACAACTTCGCTCTCGTTACCCGAACAGTTTTGTACTCGTGGACGCTGGTTACCGTAGTGATATTGTAGCATCGGTAACTTCGATGTACGATCGTGTCTATCCCGCTTTCGGTCGTTACGTTGGTGCGCGATCAAAGTCATCCGTCGTTGAGCTAACTAAACCTGGTGATATAACCGGTAACGCCTGGCGCATGACACGCGATCCAGACCGCGCGATCACCAATGTTCTCATCGACACGAACCGTGCTAAGACCAACGTTGCTAATCTCTTTGCTTCCTCTTCAATTGAAATTGCGCGCACTATCGATGCACCGGTTGTGATTGAACACTTGACATCCGAAACTGGTGTAGCTACGCAATCAATTTGGCGCCAGTGTGTGGAATGGTCACTTTTACCCGCACGTGAAAACCACTACTTCGACTGTCTCGTAGGTGCACTTATTGCTCATGAAATGTTTGAAACCCTTGAATCGTCTGTTACGTCTTCATCTTCGGAATCTACCAGCTCGAATTGGCTACTGGAAGGTTTACTACGTTACCGTCAGAGGGCAATGTTGTGATTGATGATACGCAATTGCAGCAAATTATCGATTCGTTGATCGAACAAGCACGTCAACCAAAGACGGTTACCGTTGACGGTATGACTGTACAGTATCGCGACGTGAATGAGTTACTCGAGTTTGTGCGCGAAGTATCGGAACCGAAAGCGGTCGTGGTCAAAATGAACGCACCAGGAGCGTTAGGATGATCGGTTGGTTGCGTCGAGTGTTTCGATCGAATCTCAACACATCATCAACGCACACAGTTTCCTTACGTGCGCGTTATGATGCTGCGGCTACGACTCCCGACAATGCGCAACACTGGGCGCAAGCAGATTCGCTTTCTCCCACAGCTGCACTTACACCAAATGTTCGACGCACTCTACGTAACCGTGCCCGTTATGAAGTCGCGAATAACAGTTACGCAAACGGTATCGTTGCAACGATCGCAAATTACACCATAGGTACCGGACCAGTGCTGCAAGTGCGCACTGCTAACGAAGACTTCAATCTTCGTTTCGAGCGAGCATGGTCCGAGTGGTGTGCTATGGTCGATCTCCCCGAAATTCTGCGCATCATGCGACGTTGTATTGTTGTTGACGGTGAAGCCTTCGCGATTCTCTGTGACTATCCCCGACAGCGAACAAAGGTGAAATTAGCTATTCGATTGGTTGAACCGGAGCAAATTAGCGAAGGGCCAGCTTCCATGCTTGCTCAGCCGGTCGAGGGAATCGTTTTCGATGATTACGGTGTACCTGCAGCGTATCACGTTCTGCGGCGCCATCCAGGAGACATTAGCGTTACAGCAGACATTGATTACACATACGAGACGATACCTGCAGATTCCGTCATTCACTACTTTCATCGCGATCGACCAGGCCAATGGCGTGGTGTACCCGAAATCACTCCCGCACTACCACTATTTTCTATCTTGCGTCGATTCACGCTCGCAACTGCAGCTGCAGCCGAGACTGCAGCGAATCTCGCAGCTGTCCTGCAAACCGACTCAGCCGCGTACATTCCACGCGATGCGGAACGATTCGCACGCGAGCTAGTCTGGCAATTCGTTGATCTGCGGCCACGTAGCGCTACTGTTTTACCACCAGGTTGGCGCCTTTCGCAAATGACCGCGCAACATCCGACCACGACCTACGGTGACTTTGTGTACCACCTAATGAGCGAAATCGCGCGCTGCTTGAACGTTCCGGTCGTGGTCGCACTCAACGACTCTTCGCGAGCGAATTTTTCGAGTGGTCGCCTTGATCTTCGCAACTGGTATCGTTCACTCGAAGTCGAACGTGCGCGGATCGAGGCGAGCGTTCTATCGCGAATGGCGCATCGTTGATAGCGATGCATTAGCGTCAGTTGGCTTAGGTCGCGAGTTACCAGATCACGAATGGTACTGGCCCGCACTCGAAGGTGTTGATCCAGAGAAAGAGGCAAAAGCGCAGCGTTTGCGCTTAGAAAGCGGCCTAACAACATTTGCTTATGAGTATGCCAAACAAGGCCGCGATTGGATGACCGAGTTGCGTCAGCGAGCGAAAGAGCATGCGTTTGCTAGCGCTCTTGGTCTTGGTTTCCTTTTCGAGAAAGGAGGTAATAGCGATGCCGAAGATGACGAAAAAGTTTCTTCGGATTCAAGCGAAGGCGAGGATTCGCGCGCAGGGTCCTGAAGACGAGCTTGAAGACGAGGACAAGGACGAAAACAAAGTCACTGCGCAAGACGAGGAGTCGCAGCCGGTACCCGAGGAAACGCAGCCGACTGACGACACCACGTCAGAGCTAAGGAAAATCCAGATCGTCGCGTACACTGGTGGTACGATGACGGTCGAGGGCTGGCCGCTACCGGTCGTAGTCGATCTCGACGGTCTCGAGATTCCGACCAACTCACTCCCGATTCGTTACGCACATGACGAGTATGCCGGTATCGGGCACACAACAAATATCGCGATCGAAGGGAACGAAATCATCGCGGATGCCGTGGTCTCTCGTGATACCGAGTACTCGCGCGACTTTCTCTCTTCGATCGAGAATGGTTTTCCATGGAAAGCGTCGATCGGTCTCGAAGTGCTTGAATACCATGAAGTCCCTGACGGTGCTGAAGTCGAAGTCAACGGTCAGTCGTTCACTGGCCCACTTTACGTAGTCGATCTCGCGGTTCTCCGCGAAATTTCGATTGTTGATGTCCCTGCGGACATCGGTACATCGGTCATTGCAGCAAAAGCTGCTCGGAGGGTTGAAATTGTGAAACGCATTCTCGGAAAGTATCCGCATCTTGCGGAACGTGCAATTCAAGAAAACTGGTCCACGAAAAAGTGTCAACTCGCTGCTATTCGCGCAAGTCGTCCTAGCAGTCGAGTTGTGCATGCATTTGATGCCAGCTTAGACACAAACGAAGTCCTCACTGCTGCGGTCATGCTCCGCGCTGGTGGTTCGGTCGCCAAGAGTGTCGAGAAAAAGTTTATTCCACGCGTTATCGACGCCGCATCAAAGTATCGCAATCTCGGCCTACTCCAACTAGCACGCGAGTGCTTGCGACTCGAAGGTCATCGCGTCGATCCTTACTCTTCACCGATGGATGTAATTCGCGCTGCGTTCAGCGTGCGATCGTTCCCGAATCTCTTGCGCGAATCAGCGTATCGAATCCTCGTTTCGACTTACGAGACGATGCCACCGACGTGTCTGCGAATCGCGCGTATCGTAGAAACCACAAATTTCATGCCACATACACTTGCTCGACTCAATGCATTCGCGCAATTTGAACGTGTACCACCAAGCGGTTCGATCGCACAGGAGCGCATCGGTGACAACGGTTGGCAAATCAAAGTCGATACATACGGTCGGCTGTTCACGATTACGCATCAAGACATTGTCAATGACGATCTCGGTGCGTTCCTCGCGATTCCGCAGGAAGCTGCGCGAGGTGCGATTATCGCACTCGAGAATCTTTTCTGGAACATGATCGCCACGAACCAGAATAACTTCTTCAGCACTGCGAATGCAAACGTCATTACGAGTGCACCGCTTACGATTCCGAATCTCGACCGTGCCGTCGAAAGAATGCTGGCGCAAACAGATCAATTCGGTCAACCGGTCTTCGTGAAGCCGAGCTTCCTCGTAGTGCCTGTTGGTTTGAAGGCGACTGCCGAGAATCTCTTTACGAGTGTGCGCGTCGTGATCGCGGGTGGCAGCAACGAACGCACGTTACCGGAAACGAACGCTTACGCCGGTCAATTCGAGCCGGTCGTTACGCAGTATCTGCCGACGAACGGTGCCAATTCAACATGGTACTTGGTTGCTGACCCTGCAACGACACCAGCATTCGCAGTTGCGTTTCTGCGTGGTCAGGAAACGCCGATTATTGAAGAGGTGCAACCGGTTCCGCAATTCCTCGGTTACTCGGTACGCGCCTACTGGCACTTCGGTGTCGCGTTACTTGATCACCGAGCTGCGGTCCGTGCGACAGCGTGATGACAGCGAGAGACGATGAACGCGATACTCGATAACTTTTTCGAGACACTACTTCGCAGTCGCGGCGTTCGGCTTCGGTTGCCGAACGGTTCCGAAATCGACGCCATAGTCGCGCGCCGCGATTCGCAATCAGTGTCGCTCGGTGGCCAGGTCGCAGCCGATACGACAACGCAGTGCTTCGTTGTGCGCGCGAGCGACTTGCCCGCCGGATATTGGCCGCGGGTCGCAGACGAGATCGTCAACGTCGCGACATTGAAGCGGTATATTGTTGTGCGTGCTATCGGTGGCGCGCATGCAACGACTTCGAGCGATCCCTATGGTTTCCTCGTCCGTGTGTGGACGAGGTTAGCATCCTAACGGAGGTAAACAATGAATTTCGTAGTCAAGCATCATGATCTCGTAATTCCAGCCACGTTCGGTTCCGATCAGCCCGCGGGCGCGCTCGTTTTTCTCGGCGATATGCCTGCAGTTACGCTCGAGCCGATGAAGGCTTTCGTTCCGGGCGGTGTCGCGGTTGGTGCTGTTATCGAAGGCCCGCGCGAAACTGGCACCGATTGGGGGCAAGGCACAGTCGTTTACTGGAATGCCGCGAACGGTCGATTCACGACAACGGCGACCGGCAATAGGCGTATCGGCGTAGTAGTCGGTGGC